GAAACATTGTTGTCGGCACTAAAAGCAAAGGACAACGGAACTGGCACTTTCAAGCGTAAAGATATCATCGAAACGCATAAAGAATCTGGTGTCAAATATCCACATTGGCTACTTAACGACACCTCTTTGAAAGCTGGTCGTGGTCTTTATGACTTAACCGAGATGTTCAATGGTGTTCAAGCAGTACCAGCACCTAAAATTGTAGTAGACAATACTACACCTGTAGTCAAAAATGTTACACAGGCAAAACTTACCGTGGAAATAGAAAATCTAATCCCTGTAAAGGATGATACCTTTGTACCGTTCGGCTTCTATAAAGACCTCAAAAAGGTTCTTGACAGCCGAATATTTTATCCTGTATTCATTAGTGGTCTGTCAGGTAACGGCAAGACTACAATGGTAGAACAGATTTGTGCGAACCTCAAGCGTGAGGCAATTCGTGTCAATATTAGTATTGAAACCGATGAGGACGATTTGATCGGTGGCAATACACTAGTTGATGGTAACGTAGTCTATCGAGAAGGGCCCGTCCTCACCGCTATGAAGCGGGGCGCAGTTCTCATTTTAGATGAAGTAGATCGTGGATCGAATAAGCTGATGTGTCTCCAAGCTGTCCTCGAGGGTAAGTCCTACTTCAATAAAAAGACTGGCGAGACCATTACTCCTGCTAACGGTTTTACAATCATTGCAACGGCTAACACAAAAGGTCGTGGTTCAGATGATGGTAAATTTATTAGCGCCCAGTTACTTGACGAGGCTTTCTTGGAGAGATTTGCCATCACCGTTGAGCAGGAGTATCCTACAATGACAGTTGAGAAAAAAATTGTTCTCAACAAAATGACCCGTGCAGGCTGTGTCGATGAGGACTTTGCTACACACCTCGTCACATGGTCTGACGTTATTCGCAAGACCTATATGGAAGGTGCAATCGATGAGCTTGTTTCTACTCGCCGCCTAGAACATATTGTCAATGCTTTTGCAGTGTTCAATGACAAAGTAAAAGCAATCACTCTGTGTACTAATCGCTTCGATGAGGATACAAAGCAAGCGTTTATCGACCTGTATGGCAAAGTTGATCCTACAAATGAAGATTACGACAATCTTGTTCTGAAAGATCCCACAGAAGGAGTCAACTTCTAATGAGTAAGAAAATCTACAAGTTTCGTGAAGATGAATTGATTGAGGAGTTTAAGAAGTACATAGACTCTACTTACAATGCTCACTACGGTCAAGGCGGACTTCAGTCCGCTGAGATCATTGTCGATAGAGGACACGGTGATGGGTTCTTTCACGGCAACATCGACAAGTACAATGGTCGATACGGTAAGAAAGGTGAAACGCCAGCAGAATGGCGAAAGGATATTGTGAAGATTATTCACTACGGTTTCTTAGCATTGTATGAGCATGATCGTAAATATTCTGAAGATACAGTCACCGTTTCTTATAAATAAGAGAAACAAAACCATTTCAGGAGAATAAAAAATGGCGATGACCGTTGAATTTAAAATCACTCGTCCGGGCACCGACACTGACTGGCCTTGGTCAAGCCTTTCAGGAGTTTCTGAATTAAATTCTTTGCGAGAACAATACAATGTCACTTCCTCTGATAGTGTATCCGATGATGAATTAGTTTGGACATGGTATGAAACTTGTCCTGATGAAAACGTACAAGATTATTTTTCTGCATATAAAAGTTTTTGGCAAAAAACAGGAGTAAATACAATTGCTTCTGATAATAATGTTACGATTGATTCTAGAGTAGTTTAGACTTATTAAGGAATATTATGCCTATTGTAGTAGAATATGTGATGAAGAGACCAAATAAGGAAGTAGATTTTCCAACGAATGGCGCTCAAACAGAAGAAATGTCTAAATTGAGAGAAGAATATTCTGTCTCTACAGAAGTAGTTTTTTCAGATGACGAATTGATAAGAACTTTACGACACACTGCGCCTAGTATTAAAGAATATGGCGCTTTCTATGAACATGCACAATTTCTTTGGGGAAAAGAAAAAATCGCCGATAAATGCGCATCTTTAGATATCATACTTACTATGGATATTGTAGAAAATACTTAGAAGTTGCTTGACTTTTTATTATGATGTCTGTATACTGTACAGACAATATTAACTTTGTGAGATATATTATGAAAATTAGTAACGATACACTTTCAGTCCTCAAAAACTTTGCAGGCGTGAATACAAACATTCTCGTCCGACAAGGTAACACTCTCTCCACTATTAGCACAGGTAAGAATATTTTTGCTCGTGCTACAGTGGCAGAGACTTTTGATCGTGAGTTTGCAATCTACGATCTCAATAGCCTTCTTGGCTTACTGACTCTCATGGAAGATACTGAAGTGTCTTTTGGTGACGAGTCTATTACAGTGTCTAAGGATCGTAGTTTGTTTGAATACTACTACGCTGATCCTGAAATCATTGTTGGTGCACCCGACAAGCAAATCGAAGTAGATGAATTCTTCACCTTCGACCTCTCAGCAGACGATCTAAGCATGATTCAGAAGGCAGCAGGTATCACTGCTGCTCCTATGGTGAGTGTGATAGGTAACGGCAGTACTGCTACAATCACTGTAGGTGATCCTGCAACTCCTAAGAGCAATAGCTTCAAGCAAGTTATCGCCGAGACTGATAAGACATTTGCAGCACACTTGCAAATAGAAAATCTCAAAGTCCTCCCTGGTGATTATCGTGTTATCATTTCTCAAAAGAAATTCATGCATATGGTAAACACTAATTCTGATGTCAAGTATTGGTTGGCACTACACCAATCATCTGAGGTATAGTATGAACGATATTCAATTGAATGTAAACATTAGAGAAGCAACTAACGGTTGGTTGGTTGAATTCACTAAGGGTGATGACACGGTAGAATATGTGTACGCTCGACCTGGCCCTGCTATTAGTTTTGTTAAGAAAGTAATGACAGGAGACGTAGAAATTTTTGGAGACGATGGTGAATAATTTTATTTGTGAGGAATGCGGTGCGAAGGTCATCGACACTCCTAAGGGTTATACGAAAGGGTGTGACCACTACCCAGTAGAGACAGTTGAAGAGATTGAGCCTAAGCGAGGCCGACATATTATCTTAGATTTGTCTGATGGCACAAACACTAAAGAAAGATTCGGCAGCTAAATTATATTATGAATGGTGTGAAAAATGAAAGATCATTTCCTCTGGGTAGAAAAGTATCGCCCACAAACTATCGAAGACTGTATTCTACCTGATGCCACAAAAGCAACTTTCAAAGAGTTTCTAAAGAAAGGAGAAGTACCTAATCTTCTCCTTTGTGGTACAGCAGGCACAGGCAAGACTACAGTCGCACGAGCCTTGTGTGAAGAACTAGGTTGCGATTATATCGTTATCAATGGTTCAGATGAAGGTCGTCAAATCGAC